ACTAGATCAAACGACGTGGTCTTTAAACCCGTTCAGAATGAACAAACGTCAACACACTTCTGACTAACAGAGGCATCCATTTTGTGAGAGAAATAGGGTCAAGGAATGATTCTTTATTAACAACAGGAACTTCAACTAAGACGCTCGTCCGGTTCTTCACCGGAGCTAAGGTTGCTCCTAATCAAGTTGTTCTATTCTAATCATCCCTATTTTCCGCTGGCTAGAAGCCACCTATTTCCTAACGTGGGAACTTCACCACGCCAATCACTCTACTTTCAGTCATAGAGATCCTGGATTTTAAATCTGTGCGATTTTACTGTATATTACAGAGTATTGGGAGGTTCTCCCCAACATGCTGAGACATTATCTCTTCATCAGTAGCTGGATCGTACATACTGAGGTCACTCGTCATGAGGACGCTCCAAATATTACGATTCCATTTAACAGCTTCAAAGAATCGAGTTTCGTCTCGAGCACATTGGTAAAGATCGTCACGATCGTGAGTAAATAAGGTTTCAATCGTCGCGTACTTGTACACCTTTTGATAGGTAGTATCCAACGAGATTGGAGTCCCGGTATTGATGTAGCGACCCATAAGGTGTCCACAATCAAACCTACAACACTCATCCTTAAAACGCCGCATTACTAACTCATGCATCTTCCAAGATGCTTCATGAGGAATATTCTTAGGACGCAATTTCATGTCGTACCAATGGAGTTTAATCCATGTGATTGCACGTCTCTCTTGAAGAGGGACTTGACTCTGGTCACGACGCAGGAATCCCATACCGCCCGCCCAACTAGGGACGTACCACGGTATATCACGGAAATTCCTATGCTCAAGATTTTCACGGTGTTTATTAATAAACTTCTTCGCAACGGTGTCCCATAGTGGTTCGGGACACGTCTCCTTTAACTGGTTTTGCAATAATGCCAGTTGATACACATCAACAGTACAATTAGCCTTATCCGTAGATTCGGACCTCTTGATCCCATAAAAGAGACCAAGGTTAATATACTTCCTTTCAACCCAACGAAACTTTGCCCGTTCAAAGATCAGACCGAAGTCTAAACTCAATGAATTTGAGGCACAAAGTGTCAGTTTATCAGGAATGTAATCATAAAGTACTGAATTTATTACAGCGAACTTATTAGAGTAATAGGTCTTGCCGACCGAAGTCGCAAGTCCTCCAAAGGCTGTTATTCTTTCCCACACCTGTGGTAGAAAGAACCTATTACCCTTCAAAACACAATCATCACCATTCACGCGTAGAGGTATTCCCTTTTTGGAATCAACGACCTCATATGTCTGTTTATTGCTCTCTTCAAGAGCCCAACGACACATAGCTGCATTAGCTATACACAAGATAGGAAATGAGGTTATTGAACCCATCAATTGTCCTTCTTGTTGTGGAAAAGCACAGACACCCATGACATGATCATCATGATTATGACTACACTTAACGTGACAATGATTGTTATTTTCGGAGAAAGCATTACAACGATCACAAATCTTGTGATTGCATTTCTCCTTCGCTACAAAGATGTGACGGGTCAAAGACCTAATTAACATCTCTTCAAGAGAGGCCGGAAAGAAACCATTCTTTCGTAGGCAAGACGCTATGGTTCTAGCGATACACTCCGTTACCCAATTGTGTAGGTTATCTGTGGACGATTTATAATCTCCAGATACGATCACGTCTTTACGTGGATCACATCTACCTAGACACTCGGTAATGATCTTCTCTGTTACAGGCTCTCCAATCAATTGGAAAGTCTTATGCTTCTTCAAAGTACTCCACATAAACTTTTGGAGTGGCTTTAGAGCTGTATACAGAAACGGAGGGCCTTTCGATATTACTCGAATTTTAAGGGCTTCTGCTAGACCAACAGGTTCCACATATGGAATCTCCGTCAGTCCCCTCTTATAGATTTGCCAATAAAGCTTTCGCCATCTGGCTTCAAATCGTTTGACATTTACATGACATCCAATCATAGTGACATAGTCGTCAGGATTCTCGAGATATATTTGGTCGAGAAGAGTTTGTTCTTTTTCTCCCAACGGTCCACACACTCGTGTGACCTCATGGTTTACTTCGAAAGTACCATACTTGAATTCAAGGAGTTCCTCACGGACTAATCCTTCTAAAAACTCATCGTAAATAGCACCAACGGCACCAAGTTTAGATCTGGAACGCATATAGTTGGCTGAAGTTGAAGGAAAGTGAGGTTCGGTAAGATCTTCGATCTTAAACGACTCATTTCCAAACAGTTCTTCAACCGTTCGAACTAATTGTGCTTCCATAGTCACCTGGTCTAAAGCAAACCACCCAGTTGCACTCTCTACAAGAGACAACGGTGGAAGTGGCCCTGGCTTGGTCGTTAAGGCCTCAAGTGTCTTCGCTTCCGCGATAGATATGAGGTCTGCACCAGCTCTTGGCATACCCTTCTTTGACATGAGGATGGAATAAGATAGACTTTCGCGAAGTGGTCTACTTAAATTCTTCTCTCTCCTCTTATACATCCCTCTGACGATCCAACCTGGATGGTCCGCAGGATCCAAACCTTTCGGTGGATCCGGGACAGGTTGTTCATGATCGAACGCGAACTTGGCCGAAATCTTATATTTCAAATACTGGATCCATGATCCGGGGCCCTGCGCTGAACAATAGTCAAGGATTTTCTGTATCGCAATTTGAACCGGTCGGATCCAAAGATCCTGTTTCTCCGATTTGTTGCACTTTATGCCGTATAGCTTGTAAACTTCAAGCACGACCAAAATGGCATTGATACAGTTCGCACACTCGTCTTCTCCTATTAGTGGTAAATAACGCTTCTTTAAAGCGGTTATCATTAAATTAAATTGTTTAGGATAAGACTCGAGTCTAGGTTCTAGGGCCCTAGCTCCCTTTACCTCCCACAACTGTGAGACGGTCTCAACATTACGAACGTGCAATCCGCATGTGAGTGATGATGAATCTGTTTGTTCACCATCGGGCATGATTTTATTGTTGTGCCCCTTGGAGTGACTTTCAGTAGCCATCTCCGAATTGATTTTCTGCTTGTTTTCTTTTGAGAGCATAGT